TTTCTGTAACCTCTGGAGTAACTGGGGTAACAGCTTCAGGCATACCAACTTCGGGGGTGGGAGGTGCGATACGCTCACTTGCTATATTAACCATAGAACGAGCCAGTTTTTCTTCTACGCCTTGTTTAATAAGAGTATTAACATATATCTGCTTTATCCCGTCTATACTAAAACCTTGATTTACCATTACCTGCAATCTTTTTTCTATTATATTCACGGCTTCTTGCATTGCTTCAGGTTCGCTTATTTTCTCCATCAATGATACGGGCAAGGGAGTAACCTCTGGGGTAACAGGAGTAATCTTTTTGGGTATTAGTATTTTATCGCTTAATGCCTTCCTTTCATCCATAGTTAAGTCAGCCCAAGTCCTTGCACCAACTTTACCTTCAAGTCCTGCTTCTTGAGCCACTTTTACTCTGTCTGGGACAGTCATTTTAGACCATTCTTCAGAGGGTAAAATGCCTCTGATTGCCCCAAGCTCTGGAGCAAATCTAGCCTCCCTTGCAACTTCTTTAGCCTTAGAAACAATATCATTTACAACATCCGCTGATGTTGCTCCTACCTGCTGGTGAGATAAACCAATAACTTTGCCAGCACCTGTAACTAAACCTATTGGAGTTACCGCAGCAAATGTCCTTAACGCAGTCCCAATCATCTCATCCCATTCACCTTTATTTTCATCATAAACTTTAAGGGCAGCATTACTGATTGCTAGTGTTAATACCTCTTCGGCTATTTCTATGGCGGTGGTAGCACTATAAGTTTTAATTCCCCTTTTTAGTAAGTAACTGACTGTGGCTTTGGCCACCTGCTTTACTGCTTCTTTACGAAATAGACCTACTACAGGTGCCGCTATTAGCTTTATGAACAATAAATCACTAAAGGTTTCTATTAAACTAGCACATGTGCCGACAAATAATCCCCACCCTGCTGCCTGGTCTTCAGGAGCACCAGCATCCAATAATGCATTATAGGCATCCGCAGACTCCGCTGGTGTCATCATAGCTACGCCAGCGAGAGTAGCTAATGGGAGAGTTCCCGTAGCCATACCCCCAGCCATGATTGCCATAATCCCCATAGACAAAGGAGCAGTAGAACTAAACTCATAAGCAAAATAGCCAAGGTCAAAAATCAATTCGGGGTGTTTCTCCAATCCCTCCACATATTCAGGTTTTGGCATCAATTCAGGGTGTTTTACCATCCAATTATCAAAATCCACTTGGCTTTCGGAGTGTATTTGCCTGAAGGTATCTCTTAACTTCCTATTACTAGCATTAACACTATCTACCCATTCATCCCCATATACCCTCCTATCTAAATCGTCTAAATCACGGAACATTATATTAGCCAATACGCCAGAGCCGAATTGGTCTAAATTGTGCCCCAGTGTATTGGCAGCCATAACCCAGGGGTCTATTATATTGTCCTTAAACCATCCCTCATCCGATTTAGCTGGATTGAATTGTTTTGTTGCCCTATTATAAGTTCCCATCCATTGATTTTTAGCATTGTAAGCCTTACCATCTGGCATGATATAAGTGAGTTGTCTTATATCATCTATTGTCAAAACTTTCGCTTCCACTTCATGTGCCATTGGAGGCACTTCTTTGCTGAAATAAGCCTCTAATTCTTGTCCAGTAAAACCAGGATATAATTGCCGAATAAGTGCTTCAGTATCAGCATTCCTGCCAATGTTTACTAAGTTCTGTCTTAACAGATAGGGATTATCAAAGTAATAATCCACCATCGCATCTCTGTTCTGCTCACGCACTAGGAGAGGCAAAGCCTTCTGAAATAACTCTGGTAAGAATACAGCGTTAATATCGCTATCCACCATTCCCAAGCCCCTCAAGATTGTTTCGGTATCTGTGTCCCTCCCCTTACTTTGTATGCTCTTGATGAAGGTATCAGGGTCTTGAAAAACAAGGGTTTGAATAGCAAAAACAACTTCTTCTGGAGTATCTGCCTCAACAAAAGCATCAGGATAAACATTCTGCAAGGAACTCACAACTTCCTCAGGGCTTACTTTGGGTAATAGCTCAATCTCTCTTAACCTTTGAGCCTCTTGGTATAAACGCCGGTCCTCACCATATTCAGGTGGAACAGGCATTGGCTCTATTGGTCTTAACCTTTGAGCCTCTTGGTATAAACGCCAGTCTTCCTTCGGGAGTTCAGGTTTTTCCTTAATCGGCTCAATCGGCCCATAGTCCACTCTTTTGAGTGTTTCCTTCCTTAGTATTGGCATCAAAACACCCTCGGTAACTTAGTTTGTCTCCTCAAAATAGCTTGCCTCAATCTCTGGACAAGTGAATTAGTTCTAGCAATAGGCATCTGTTTCTGGACAGCTGTGTTGATTATCTGTCGGGATAATTTTTCTAACTCTTTATCTATAAACGCCATTATATTGTTTCCTCCTCTTCAAACTCACCAACTCCAGGTGATTCCATTTTTCTTGTTGTTCTAGTCTGTCCTACTGGCGGAGCACCTGGGCCTACCATCATTGCCCCTGCTTTTTGCTCTGGTGATGCTTCAGGAATTTCAATGCCAGTAAGTTTGGCTATCTCTTGGGGGGCAGTTCCTTCTAGTGTCTGTCCCACCTCAACCAATAATATCCTAGCCTCATCCCTCAATGATGGATTATTCTCCTCTTCAGCCCGCCTATCATAAGCCCTGGCCATTTCAAATAGAGCTAATGCCCTGCTTACCTTCCTGGCTGTTTGGATTAGATATTTCTCATCAATCTCATCATAATCTCGGTATTTAAGAATTGTCTTGCGAATACTCCTATCATCCATCCATTTTTGAGCCATATTAGCTAGACCATAAGCAGCAGCCGTTTCCTCTGGCAAGGCAGTCAAATACTCAAAATCAACTGTGTAATTGCCATCTAAATCATCCTTGGTATATGTCCGCTTCTTACTATGCCTCCCAATATCAGCCTCCATCTCAAAAGCCATAAACTGCCAACGAGCCTCTTTGAATAACAACTTCTTAAACCGCTCCATAGTCTTGATTCTAGGACTGAAGACTTGCTTAGAAGCCCCAGCTAGGGTAGCAATAGCTACCTGCGATAATTGAAATTGGAGATTGCCCCAGTCTATATGACTAATTGAACCTCGCTGTAAAGCTCCACCCAGCATAGCCTGAAAGAACCTAGTTGATGCCTGAATATCAGGAGCTTCTATCTTTTGTAATCCTTCTGTCGTTTCAAGGGCTAGAATCCTACCCAACCTATAAAGCGGTTCATCGGGTAGTTTCTTACCTGATACGCTTTTGAGAACTTGAGGTGGTGCTAATGTCAGCATATTTTGAGTTTCCATAATTGAGGCAATCCTATTCAGTTCGGGATAGAGTTCTCTGTTTGCCGAGAATATAGAATCACCTTTCATTCTCAAGGCTCTAGTAGAAGTATCCAGAAATGTGCCTTGCTGGCAAAGAGCAATGGCAAATGGCGGATGACCTAAACGATTTGGCGTAGCTTCATAAAACCTGCCATTCAAGAAAATAATTTCCTCATTTGAATCCCAGTAGTCCCAGCGGGTTATAATATCACTATCAGCCTTATAATCAGGATATTCCTCACTGCACATAGCTTTATCCAAGACATCCCAGAATGCCACCCTGCTTATTCCCCGATTGCCTACAGAATAAATGCATTTGCGAGAATCTACAGGCAATAGGTCAATATCAAATCCATTCTTATCTTGCGAGAGCAGTATTCTGGCTATCATTCTACCCCTGATGACGCTTTGTTCCCACTCCCAAGTATCAAAATCAGGCATTAGAATATCATTAAGATGGTCATTAGCTAGATAAATAAGGTCATGCCACCAATCTTCTATAATCTTTGTCTCATGCCCATCTAGTTCTTTACCGTTTCTCTGCCCATTGATTTCAATGTTCTCAACTGATTCATTGAGCACTGCTAGGACTCTTTCTCCAAATACTCTGGCATCATTCATAGTAACATTAACCACATCTTCCAGAATCTCGCCTTTAGCATCTTTCAAAACATAAGGCTCTTGTGTCCATAGCTTCTCATCATCATCCATCCGTGAAAAAACATGCTTCCCCCAATCCATATTAACTGAGTTAATCCACTTCATTGTTTCATCATCGGAAACCAGAGAAACAGGCATCTGTGCTGATAGTGATGTTGATTGCGGAACTGCCTTTGAACCTTTAAGGTCTGCTATTTTAGTCATTATATCCTCCTAACTACTGGGGCTTTTTCTATACCCCCCGAAGTAACCGATAGTGGTCTGAACTGAGTCATCATATATCTTTCAGCATCCATGAAGTGGAAAGTTTCTTTAGCCTCAATCTTTTCTGTCATATTATACATATCATCAAGCTCCCTGGAATAGCTTGTCTTTTCAGCTAAATAATTCTGGCATATCCTGAACACTTTGTGTTTGTGCAACTTTTCAAACCCATAGACTCTCATTATACCAGATTCTACATTCCCATCCAAAGGCTTATCAATCCGCCATCCAGCTTGAGTAAAATCACCACGCCAACCATCTTCGGTAGGAGAACCGCCATAACGATTGGCTATCCTTTCACCCTTTGACAATTCAATCCAATTGGTAACATGCTCAAAGACAGAAAGCCCACCTGCTGAGTAGTCTCTGTAAGTATAAAATATCCCTGTGTTAGGGTCATAAGCCCTCCATAAAGCTACGGTATGGACTGGCCCAAAATCGTGTCCCACATATCTCGGCCAATGAGCAGGTATTTCAAATGGCTCTATCACATCATTTACTGAATCAAAGGCGTCATAGATAAGCCCAGCAGGCTTGGAGAATCTACCTCGATGAAACATATCAAACTTCCAGGGTGGCATAATCTTCTGCATCCTCTGATATTCTTCAATAGGGAAGGCAGGATTAGCCGTTGAATCAAATTGGATAACATCAATATCAGGATTGCCTTTAAGCCACTGGTCATAAATATCGGTTTTCAGCCAGCCAAGCCCGTAAAGGGTTGTTGTTATCAAAATCCGAGCCTTGTTAATCAAAGTCCTCCGCTGGACAGCCTCCCAAGTTTCCCTCTTAAACTGCTTCTGCCCACACTCATCCAGCCATACCCCTTTAACCGTGGCCGACTCCATTGACTCTGGATTCTGTGCTGACCCAATTATTACCCTCGTTGGTAAATCAGGAAATAAAATATAATCTGTCTTTTTCCTTGCCGTCTTTTTAGTCCAGAAGGTAAATATCTTCCTGTTTTGGTCAAAACTCCCATAATGAAATAAGTCCTGAAATACATATAAAAATTCGGGTAGTAACTTCCTATCCAGTAGGGGGAATGTCGCCGTCCCTACTAAATAATCCCCAGCCCCACAAGTTCTTATCTCCCTGTCTAACCAATGAGGGCCAAAACAGGTCTTCCCCGCTTGACTCCCTGCCTGCATGTCTATTATCCTCTTCTTTGACAGCCAAGTCTTGACCTGCCCAGAGTGAAAATTAACCCTCAGTGTCCCATCAGAACCTATCTCCCTAAAAGGCTTCATCAATCTCCCCTAGAGCTATCACCAGAAGCTCTACAATCAAATTCTAGGGCATTAAAACATAAAAACCTAGTTCATACCAGCCATGTTAATCCATAAATAAATAATATACCTTTGAACAAAGGAGGCAAAGTCCCCTTCCCCTTTTTCATCCCATTCCTTCATAGCTAACTTCACATATTCCCTATTACGCTTTGCTATGTCTTCTAGCATCCATTCATCTAAGGC